GCCGGAAGCGTGGTCGAGGAAACCGCCACCGCCACCGTGCGGTTGAGACCGACGCCACCCCCGGCGTCGGCCTGGGTCATCACGAATACGCCGGACGTCGTCACGATGCGCGCGGGATTCAGCGCCGCAGACTGCACCATGGCGGCCATCTGGCCTGCGGTCAGCAGGTTGGCGATCAGATCACCGGCCAGCCAGTTCTGCGCGACGGTGCCTTCCTGTGCTCGCACGATAGTAGTGAACGTGTCACTAGTTCTAGCTGTGCAATAGACGATCTCGGTCAGCAGTCCGGTAGCGGCGTCGTTGAATGTTGCGGCGAATTGTTGCCCGGCACTTGGGTTAGGAAACTCCGCACCGGCACCGGATGCCACTGTGACGGTCGTCGATGAATTTGAAATTGGTGCTGCGACCGTCGTTGACGCATCATTGTCGAAAATAAATGTGCTCACGAGGTAGCCCTCCTAGACGGCAACGGTCACTGTATATTGAAACGGCGTTTGAAGCACGCCCGATTCCATCGCTTCTTTGAACACCGAGGTAAACGGAAGCGGATTCGGCGGACTGACGAACTGGGTTACCAGCCTGTTGTAGGCCATCCGGTTGAACCCGAAGCGATTATAGATTGCGCCTCCGAGAATGTTTCGCGCGCCGACCGACAGGCGGATGCTGATGATTCCAGGCCCGAAGGTCACGCTGATCACATAGGTCTGGTCGATGTTCGGCGCGGTGCCGTTCTCGCCGATCAGGAACCGCATGATCCGGCGTTTCAGCCACCGGACGTTGAACTCGTTGCCGTCCCCCTTGTAGAAATTCCAGGTCATGATCCGCTTGAAAATGTCGTCGGTGGTGACCGTCACGTCGGTGGGCCCGATCCGCTTCCGGACGTTGAAGCCCAGCGTGTTGAAGGCGTAGGTGTTGAACGGGCCGACGTCCCGGTTGCGTCCGGACGACAGCGATGGCCGTACCATTCCGTAGATTCCGGCCGCCGCCAGGTCGAGCAGGCCGCCGCTGATCTGATCTCCGGTGTAGACCGGCAGGCCGATGGTGGCGAACCAGGTCACATAGTCCTGCGAGATCGCGTTGTAGGCGGCGACGAACGCCTGCAGGTCGGCGTCGTCGGCATATTCCAGATAGAGGTATGACGGGATCGTCTGCGTCAGCGTGGTCGGCCCGGCCGGCGGAAACGTGCCGGACTGCGGCGCCGGCGGATACGGCACCGGCGGCTGGTAGACCACGCCGGAGAAGCGATGCCCGCTCGATGCGGCGTTGACGCTGACGTTCGTGGTCTGGCCGGGGATGACGACGAAGGTCTGACCTGGCTGCAGCGGATAGGTCGTGGCGGTCTCGACGGCGGCGGCCGGCCCGGTCACGTCGATGAACAACACCTCGGAGACGGCGAGGCCCTGGCCTTCTGCGTCGGACGGGTTGGTGATGATGCCGCCGGCGACGGGCCCGAACATCGGGGTGACCGCTTCGCCGCCGGTCTGGACCGAGGTGACCGCTGTCCGGAAGAGCGAGACGGGTGATGCCACGGCCCTAGCTCTGCGTCACGGCGATGCCCGATCCGGTCGGGTCGGTTTCGAAGTACGACTCGGGGTCCCCGAAGATAAGTTTGGTGCCGGCTTCCGGCGCGGTCGAAACGCCGTTGATCGAGACCGCGAAGGTTAGTTGCGAGACCTGGTTCGCCGCCAGCACGCTGGCGATCGCGGCCAGGAACGTACTTTCCAGGATCAACACGCTCATCGTGGCGCCAACCGGAATCGAATTGACGTAGGCGGCGATGGCCGGGGCGGCGAGCTGGGCAACCGCCGCCTGCGAGACGAAGTTCGATGCTGTGGTCGACCACACCGCGGCGATCGTCACCGTCTGCTGCGGCGGGTCGACGAACGGAACCGTGTAGATGTCCGGGTAGTCGGAGATGCTCGGAGACGCGTTTCTGAGGTTCGGCGTCACCACGCCGCCGCTGACATAGGCGATGTAGCCGGACGTGTTGATGCCGATGCTGAAGGTCTTTTCGGTTATCACCGTGACGGTGAACGGCGTTCCGTTGAGCGGCAACATGCCGGTGACGAGGCCGTTGATCTCCGCGACCTGGCCGTTGCTATAGTTGTGGTTGTGATCGGTGGTGACCACGCCGGCCGCGGCTTGGGTGATGTTGGTAACCGACAGCGTCGACCCGACAAGGCCCGCGATGTTGATGCCGGAATCGTAGATCGCATAGGCGACCAGATATGGGTCACCGCCGCCGACGATGATTTCCCACGCGTTGGTCTGCTGCCGCACCGAGACGAGCCGTTGCTGCACCCCGGGGACGTTGCCCAGCAGCGTTTTGAGCATGGCTGGCGTGCCGGTGGACACCGCCTGCCCAGCCTGCATGACTTGCGCGCGGTACTCCTCCGCGGTCTGGGCCACCGCCCCGGACACCCCCGTAGCCGGGTTCGAGCATGTCAGCGCGACGGTGCTGGGAACCGAGGTGATGATCGTCGTCACGGTGCCGGTCGCCACCGCCCACGTCCCGGGGATGGTGGCCTGGCAGAACAGCGGCAGGGTGAAGCCGTTCGAGTCGGTCGCCCCGCCGTCCTGGACGACGTACTGGTACGTGCCATCGCCGACCGTGAAGCCGACCGGGATCACGTAGCCCTGGAGCGGGGCGGAGGTGTTGGGGTCGACCGCCTGGAACACGACCGACACCGAGGTGTTGGTCGGCACCGCCGGCGCCGAGCCGGGGCCGATATAGATTTGCCCGAGCTGGCTCAACATGAAGTTGTTGGCGCCGAACGGCGTCAGCGAGTTCAGGAGCTCGACGCGCGCGCTGTCGGTTATGACCAGTGCGCCAACGTCTGTTGACGAAATATCCTCGACCATGATGGCCGGAAGGTTGACGGTGTAGCCCGGGTTAGTCGCCGACACCGAGGTGATCAGTTCGGCCAACAGCATCGCCGGTGGTGTCGGTTGTGCGCCGGAGATGTCGACAACGACTGGGATGCTCATTGCGGCACCTCGAGGACGACCTTGGCACCTTGCTTGGTCGTGGCATTGATCAGATAGGTCGGCGGATTATTGCCCTGTTTGGTCACGATCAGCGCCGCGAAATACTGCGCGAACTGTGCCTGCGTCCGCGAAACGTAGAAGTCCGGCTGCACCTGCTGGACGATGGTCTGCTGTGCTGGGATTCCGTAATTCGCCCAGAACGGCGATTCGCCAAGGTTGAGCAGAAGCACCTGACAAAGCACGGTCAGATAGACCGCATCGTTAAACCCGTTGTCGTCGGTCTCCACCACGCGCCACAGCATACCTGTGACGGGGTCCGGCACGAACGCTCCGGTCTCTGGATCTCGAACGCGGCCATAGACGCGCATCAGGTCCCCGGATTTGGCCCAGAGGTCGGGTCGCCCGAGCCTCCCGACGTGTGTGTGTGGGTTGTCAGGCCGACCTGGTCGCCGGTGCCGAAGCCGCCGATCACGTTGCCGGCCGTCTTGATGTCGCCGGCGTAGACGCTCCCCGGTAGCGATTGAATGGCCCCGCCGAGCATCAGGTTTCCGCTCACGATAAGATTCCCCTCGACGTTGACCGCGTCCCCGGCCTGCAGCGCAAACACGACGCCGTTGATGGTCAGCGTCATCGTGGTCTTCTTGTTGAAGTCGCGGATGATAACGCCGTTCGGGCCGTAAAGCACGAGCGAGTTCGGATCATCGCTCGCGGTCCAGTTCTTGTTGCCTATCGGCGACCAGATCAGCGCCGACAGATTGCCGCGTGGGGTGAGATCTGCGGTGCCGCCGCCGAGTCCGCTCATGCCGCCCAGATAGGCATCGGCCGTCATCACCCATCCCTTGCACCCGGCCTGGATCGGCAGCCGGACATATTCCGAGCCGATCATCGGAACCGTGATGTTCGGAAGCGTGTACGGCACGTTGGTGAGATCAAACTTAACCGTCACGATCCCGGACGATTGCACCGAGACGATCGTCGCCGGCAGCGACTGCCCGAGCAGCGTCATCGCGCCGCGGACCTTGCGCTCCGCGAACTGGTTCAGCGTGCGGGCGAGCGGGACCTTCTGGGTGTAATCCGCCATGCTATGAGCTCGGCATCGAGGGGGTGGCGTCGATCACCGACACCCACGAGTCGGCGCTCGGCTGCCGAAAGTTGCCGACGTGCCGCAGGCTGATGATGTCGTAGCTTCCCTGGAAGCTGGGCTGCTGGTTCGCGATCGACGTCGCGGCCGCCGCCGTGTTGGTGACGACGGCCTTCGGCAGCAGGATCGACTGCCCCATCGTCAGGTCGGCGCGCATCACCGTCTTGATCGAGACCGTCCGCGGCTGCAGCCAGGTCGGCTGTCCGATCAGGTCGATGAAATCGATCTGCTTTGGGGTGCCGGACGAACTGTCGTAGACGTTGAGCGAACTTCCAGCCTTGTCCGGCGCGATGCTGACGCCTGGATAATTCGCCGTCTTGATGATGTCGCGGCTGGTGCTGCGCACGTACTGGGCGAGCTGCTCGAGCGTCGGGTAGAACGTCACCTCGTCGTTTGGCCGCACCAGGCCGGCGTTGATGTTGATGTTCGAAGGCATCCCCGGGAACGCCGTCGACAGCGTGGTCTTGAGCGCTGCCGAGAGCGTGGTCCCGGCCTTCCAGTTCAACACGATGTTCTTCGGCTGTGCCAGCGTGCCGAAGCCACCCGGCGACGCTGCCGTGGTCATGCCCGGGCTGATGACCAGGTCGAGCGTCTGTGCCGTCCCGATCCAGTTGCCGTAAGCCTGAAACACCGTGCCCTGGACGAGCAGCCCGGCCTGAGCCGGGTTAGCCAACGGCAGACCCTTCTGCATGCCGCCGTAGACCGCGATGTTCATCCCGTTCAGGTCGCTGGCCTGGCTGATCTCCTGCCGGCTGATGCCCCAGATCGTCACGTTGGCGTAACCTTGGGGAGCTGCCTGCTGAACGACGGGGATGTCGAGTTCGACGTTCCACGCGCCCGGCAGCGTCTGGCCGTTGACGAAGCTCGTGTAGCTCGCGCCGCCGAGCAGCCCGTTAAAGCCGGGCGGGGTGATGATCACGCCGGTCTTCGGGTTCTTGATCTCGATGCGGTAGTAGCGGCTCATTCTGGACTTCTACCACGAATCCTGCTTATATTCTCCCCATCGCGGCGGCAATCGCGATTAGAGCGCGGCACTTTCCACGAACTTCCTCGTGTCCGGTGTCGCTCCACGAGTGACCCCTGAACCGCGTTCCGGGCATTGCCGACCGGGCACGAGGGAGGCTTCAAATGGCAAAGATCAAAATTCTAAAATGCAAATCCTGCGATGATGGATTTGTCACATATCCTGCTGTTCTAATGAACGATCATTCCACGCTTGCCGCGAAAACAGATATTTGTTTGGTCTGTGAAGGTGGTGGTGAAGTCACAATAGGTAAAAAGAAGATGGACCCATTGGTCGCTAGATTCTGGGCGTTGAAAACGCCCGACGAAGTACGCGCTGCTGCGCAGGGTTTATAAATCTAACCTCCGTCGTTCAACGGTAGGACACCGGACTTTGAATCCGGGGACCAAGGTTCAAATCCTTGCGGGGGTGCCAATGGTGAAGAGTGCCAAGAGATCATGGCCTATTTCAAATAGCTTCGGATGGGGCTAAAAGAAATCGGCTCGGTTGCCGCCGAGCCGAATTGTTAATTCCGAGCGCCATGCAGCGCCTTTCGCGCGAACTTTATACGCGATATGGAGGCGCTTGCTCAATGGCAAAGTTACGTCTTCTTGATGAGGTCGCTGCCGACCTCAACAGCCTTATTTATAAGGTCGTCTTGATTATCTTTGAAGGCGATCCGGCGCGCTTCATCAAGACTCATTACATCCCCGTGGATGGGACAGAACAATCGCTCATTGCCTTCTCGTTCGACTCCGACGCGTTCGGTATTTTGTTTGAGACTGAGTTCAGCGCCGCATTGCGGGCGAGGGCAAGTAGCTTTGAAATACCACGGCGGGACGATCTTATCGCTGGTCATGTTTCGCACTCCTAGGTTGGTTGGCACCGTCTAGGATAGCGAGCGGCGGGGGTGGGCGTCACTGCCCATCCCCGTCATCGAACGGCAATTCAAGCTGAACGGGCCAGATGGCAGCAGCGGATCAAAGAATTAGAGGCGGTGATTGAGGGGTTACGGCAAGACCTCGAATTGTTGCGATGCAGCGCGAAACACTAGACTAGTCGGCGGCGGAAAATACGCGCCGACCAAGTTCAGATTCCAACTCACCATCCCGAACGCCGACGCCGGTCCGGGGGCCGACGCCAACGGATAGGTGAATGTACTCGGCCCGGTTATGGTGCATTGCACCAAGCCGTTATAGGCGTCCGGGGCCGCCCCCGAGATGGTCAGCCCAACGATCCGCCCGATCTTGTAGCCGTGCGGCTCCACGACCCTCGCCTGAACGCGGCCGGCGGCCCAGGACAGCGCTTGCAGCGGTTTTCCGGTCGGTGATCCCACCAAGGCCTCGGAAACGACCAGGGAGCCGTCCAGGCCTTTGAGGTTGATGTAGTAGCGGGCGCCGAACAGCGCCCAGGTCACGGTGCAGTTGTAGACCTGCCCGGCCAGCGTCGGGGAGAAGCTGAACGGTGCCACCGTGGACGGCACGAAGTCGACGAAGATCGTCATCCCGGTCCAGCCCCCACCCCGATCAGCGGCGAGGCCGTTCCCGTGCCGGCAGGCCCGGCGGCCGAGCCCACCACGTTCGGCGCCGCGATGCTGGCCGGGTTGCCCAGCGCCGGCCCGAGACCGGAATAGGCCGGCGCGCCGTTGATCGGCGTCCCCGCCGTGATCTGGCTCATAAGGCTGTTCTGCGCCTGCTGGGCGTCCTGCAGCGTCAGCAGTGGCCTATCGAACTCCCACTGCCAGGTGTTCTGGGGCTGCTTGTCGTCGGAGCTAGACACGTCGACCAGCCGGCCGAACAGCAGGTTCGTGTAGAAGAACGACGGGGTCGCGACGATGTAGGTGCCGGCGGACGCGTTGTGCTGGGTCACCACCGCCTGAAGCGCCAGCATGGTGGCGAGCTTGAAGCCATAGCCCAACTCGCCGCGGGCCGGGCAGATCATCCGGAGCGAGATCGTCAACGGCTGCACGATCACGGCGTTCGCCGCGACGGTCTGGTTGGCGAACGGATACTTGCCGATCTCCTGCTCGGCCAACGTCGCGCCGGGCAGCGGATGGAATCGCGCGAAGAAATCGTCGAGGTCGGCCAGATCGTCGCCGCCGGACAGCAAGCCGTCAGCAAAGCTAAGCGCATTTGTAACTGCAACAATCGGTAACATCCCACCAGGAATAAGATTGGCGATGCCCCCGGAGAATATAATGGGCGAAATTTCGAACGATAGTTTGAATGCAGACAGCCCAGCTGAGATTCCCATCAGCGGTTCTCCTTAGAAGCGCGCCGGGCAGTCATCATGTTTTCTCGAAATATCGGGTCGGCCCACAATGCTTTCGCAGTCGCGCTTTGTCTCTCATGCGCTCCGTCCTTAGCCCATCTTATGGTTCGCATTTCACCTAGAAACGCGCGTTCGTCAGCGTCTTTATACCGCTCTGTCAATGCGGCACTCCGCGCCTCCTTTTCACCTTCTGCTGCCCATCGTATTCGTTGACTAGCGCGGTGGCGTTCACGCACTTCTTCTTTGGAAAAAGCCAACCTCGATGCTGCGCCGGTCTTGTCCCGCTCTTCTTGAGATTCATATCGAGATTTCAGCGCAGCGATCGCTCCATCGCGCCGCGATGGCCGTTGCCAAATCGCCTTCTGAATTACGCTTAGTTTTTTTCGTGTGATGGGTGACGGATTGATCCCCTCCCCACCGTCGGTGAGGTTGACCAGCGGGCCGCCATAAGCTTCGCGGCCAATAGCTGCGATCAGCGTTTTTTCATTTTCGAGTGCTTGTTCGTTTGTCAATCCGGTCTGAAGTTTTACGATCGGAACTTCATGGCCTGATCGTATTGCGTTGATGAGAATCCTTAGAAACTTACGGTTGCCGGCGTTCGGAAATGGAGCACCAGCCATTATCTTTTTTGCGCGCGACATATGAATGAGCCACCGACTGCTCTGTCCTTTGCCAAGGTACAGCGGCTCTCCGGTAGGCCTGAAGTAGAGATAGAGATAAAAGTGCTTCTTCATGCCTAGTTCTTCAGCCCGTTGACGGAGACGGCGGTGTCGCCGCCGGCCGGCTTGATGATCTCGACGGTAATCTTGGTGTCCCTGTACTTGTCGTAAGCTCCGACCCGCTGCCCGCGCATGGCTTCTATTAAGCGAAAAATATCATCGGCACCTGCATCTCTCGATAGCTTAGAAGGTGCATCCGGCCACTCTCCGAATCTCTTGTCAAAAGCATTGTTAGGGGTAAACGGATGTCGTAGTTGCTTAATAATATCTTCAACATGCGCGCCAACATATTTGCGAAAAACGGAATCGCTTCTTCGGTCCTCGATATTTTCAGATGCCGGAAACTGATCCCACTTCTTTGAATACCCATCACCAGAGAATGCGCCAGTTTCACTCGGCGGGCGGCCAGAGAATAGATGCTGGCTCCCAAAACGGCGGTCGAAAGTATTTGAATTGTCGAATGTATTCGGGTCATGAGTTCTAAAAATGTCGATAAATTGTCCGCCGATGGTCGCTTTTCCTTCTGCTCTCTCCCTTCTTAGCTTGGTGACTCTTTGTGATCTGGCATCGCGCTGCGCGCGCAACTCCGGGTCAGAACCGGAGATCCACGACACCGCAGTCACCACGGCGGAGGCCAGCTTGCCGATGCCGTTGACGAAGTCGCCGACCTTGTTCGAGAAGTCCTCCGTGCCGATGTAGCCGGCGAACTTTTCGAGTCCCTCATCCAAATCTTTCATCCATTTGCCAAGCAGCGGGCTGCCGAGGAAGGACCGGAGCTTCTCCTCGACCGACTCCGACAGCTTGGTGAGGCCCCGCGTCAGCGGCGCCAACCCGCGCACGAAGGTGTTCTCGATGCCCTGCCCTGCGCGCGTCATCTGGGTGGTGAGTTCCTGCCAGCCGCGTTGCACATCTCGCGGCAAGTCGAACTTCTGACGATCTTCTCCGAACCGCGCCAGCATGGCGCGACGCTCATCCGGTCCAGTCTCGCGGAACCGCTCCAGATCGAACTTCGAGACAAAGTTGCCGAGATGACGAGAATTGATGACCTGCTCATATAGCGCCGGATTTGTTGTATCCGAGATTTTGAACAGGTTCCGAAGCAGCGCCGTCGCGGTGTCTCCGGTCGGTGCATTTATCTCTTGCGGAGTCAGTCCAGCGCCGATCAAGCCAACGCGCTGCTGAACATCGAGCTTGGCGCCGGCAACGCCGGAAAGAAACGACTCTGGATCGACCAGCCGAGAAAAGTTGGCGCCAAAGGCGCGCAGGTCGCCGTAGCCAATCCCCAGGCCCATCGATGATCGTCTTGTGGACGAAACACCGGTCGCAAGCCGGTCAATACCGAAGAGGCCGCCAGCCCCAGCGAGGCCTGAGATTACGCCAGTGACACTCGCCCATTTCAGAAGCGACAGCGTCATATCCTTGACGTTGCCGGCAACCCGGCTCGTCGAACGCGAGATGTCGCGCCACAGGACTGCTGATCGTTCAATCTCTTGACGGTTGTTTTTCTGTTCCTTCGCAGCCCGCGCCGTCAATTCGTTCTGCGCCAGGATCGCGGCCGCGATTGCCTCGAAGCCCTGGCGCTGCGCCTGAACCTCTTTCGAGGCCGCAGCCCACATGCCGGGCGCTTTGGCGAGTTGGGACTGATATTTTTCATAAAGGGACGCGAAGGCCTTCATGTGGCCTTCCGGGTCGATCTCAACGTCGATGATGCTACGAACCGCCACGGTGCCTACCCCGTCCGCCCGATGAGATGCCTCTGCCGGTACTCGTGGGCGGAATCGAAGTCTACACCGAATGCGTCCCGCATGAAGTCCGGGAAGCCGTCACCAGACGCCCAGGCTAAGACGGCACAAATGACGGTTTCCCGTCCACCGTCGCATTCGCATCGGGCTGTGGCCCTGGAGCAGCAGCAGCGGAGCTCGCGCCAGAACTGCCGGTCACGATCGACTTCGGCAAGGAAGCCGCGAACTCCGTGGAGTTGGATGACGTGACGCGCGCATCCCAGAGACCGCAGGCCGCCTCCATCATCTCCTTGCGCTGCACG